ATCGCATCGAATGTTAAACCATCATATGGTTCAAATATAAATTCGTAAATTCTTGTTCCGAACTCAGGTAAAAAATATCTTGACCCTTTACGAGTAAGAATCAAATGTATAAGGTCGGCTTTTATTTCCTGTGCCTCAAATTCCGTGAGTGCTAAATAATCACCCTTTCTAGAATCTCTGAAAGGAAAATTTATACCATATGTAATCCCGTCTGCCATATAGTGATAAATATACTTTGATTATTTTTTTATTGTAGTATTTCCCTTCTGAGCTTTTGGTTCATAAGGACAATGTCTACATCCATTACCACAACAATACCCACGATTAATGTGATATGCTTCGGTCATTACTTTTCGACCGTTTTCCTCATAAAAATAAGTAGGGTCAAGTTTTTTAGTCTTGACCCCACCGTTTTGGTTATTTTTCATAGATTATACTAATGTTACTTCACATGCTCCACCAGCACAAGCCACTTCACCACTCAAATCTGTATCATCATCCATCTCAACGATTTTTGATAAATCTACATCGTGGAGTGTCTTCATTAATTCTTCGTACTTTTCTTTTGTACAATCTTCAAATGGTGCTTGAATGTAAGTTCCACCATCGTAAGGTAGTACTGAAAGTCCGTTGTATGATTCTTTATTTTCCCACATCCATTCTCCTACTGCAGGCCATTCGTGTGGTCTGATTGATATTGTAGCAGAAACGTTGTGTGCGTTTGAACCAGTTCTGTGTCCTGGTTTAATCCACTCTTGTTGAACTTTCTTAACTCTTTCAAGAAGTTGAATTGGAGATTCGTTTCTCAAAATTGAACCTTCGGGTGCTTTTTGTGGTATTCCAATCACAGCAGTGTCGTGTGGTCTGAAATATTCATCTTCAACTAACTCAGGATGATTTTCCTTCAAGTGTGTATAAATTGCTTCATTCTTTCCAACTCTAACTCTACGAACATAATAATCATTGTGCCATGCGTGGATACCTGATGATGTCCCTAAAGTTAATGAAGTTGTACCTGCTGGTTTAACAGTTGTTGTTCTTGCCGCCGCGTTGATACCTAATAACTCGGCAACTCTTTTGTTTTCTTCTTTAACAACTTTAGCCGCAGATTTCATATTCAACCCTAATACTGCACCTGAACCAATACCAGTCATTGAGATTCCGATAAGTGCATCTTTTTCTGTTGTTCTTTGCCATATTGGTCTCAAGTAGTGGAAATCTGTATATCCTGCTTGTAGTGTTCCGATGAAAGAAGCAGCTCTAACTCTGTCTTCATAGTCTTCCTGTGATACTACATTAGATACGTTAACCTCAGTTAAGTTACAGAATTGGAATGGTCTAAGAGCAATTTCACAACATGGGTTTGTTCCCCAATCTTTGTCGTTACTCAAATAGATACCAGGTTCACCTGCTCCACTCGCTTCAATTCTTTTCCAAAGGTCCATAAAGTACTCCTTGGTAATTTTGTGTCTCATAAGAACTGCAGAGTTGTTAGCTCTACCTCTCTGTGGGTTTGTCTCCCACCAAGAACCACTCTTACATCCAATCATTTCTTCGTCAGTTGCCGAGAATAATGAGATAAGAGCCGCTCTTCTGATACCACCTGCAAGTACCGCATCTGCGATGTGGCAAACAATATCATGAACTTCGATTGGTCTTAGTCTATCACCATCTTGTTTTGAATCTAAAATCCCTTCAACTTTAATCAGACATTCTTTAAGTGGTTGAGGACCAGGTGCTTTACCACCCGATGTAATCAACCTAGCACCTTTAGGTCTGATGTCGCTGAAATCAAATTCAATGTGTGAACCTCCGAAGAAGTATGATTTAACTAATACTTTAACAGCATCAGCCCAACCTTCGATTGAATCGGCAACTAACCATCTTCTACCTCTTTCTCTATTTGGTTTTCTAATTTCAGGTAGTGCATCTACGTGATGTTTCTGAACCGAGTAACCAACACCAGTTCCACCTAATAGAAGGAACATGATTTCTGAGAACACTCTCCAATCATCAATCGGTGCGAAAGCACAGTTGTAGATACGGTTTGGAGAAATCTCAATTGGTTTACCTGCGAACTGCATTGACCTCATCGAAGGTAATACTTGCTTTTTGTAAACGTACTGATAATTCTCTCTGATTTCTTTTTCTAATTTAGGATACATTTTAATATGCATCTCCATGTTTCTTGTGACTAACTCTTGCCACGTTTCTCTTCTCTTCAATTCAGGCATGTACTTAGCGTATTTCATATACACTGTAATGTCCGATAAAATCCTGTTCGAAATGTCCATTTTTTTAAATTTTTGTGTAAAACTTTTTTATCAAAAAAACCGTGATTTTTATGATAAATATGCGGTCGTGTGTTATGCGACTACAAATTTAGTTAAAAAAAAATAAGTTTTTTTGAGAAAAAGTAGATATTTAATTAAGTCTAATTTTGGGTTTGTTCTCTTTGTTTTCTCTTGTCGAGGAGCTCCTTAACTCTATCTCTTTTTCTTTCTTCTTGTTGTTCTTCAAAACCAAGGAAGGTAACAGAAGATTCTGTATCGATTTCTAATAGTTCGTTGTTGAACTTACAGTTTTCGAATACAACACCGTCTTTTCCTAAACGGGATTTAGTGATGGCAATTGTTGCAAGATTCATTTCCTTTTGTTGTAATGTCTTAGCAACGGTTATGATTACGTGACCCACTTGAGCTTTCTTGATAGAACCACCCATTTGGTCCGTTGTTACAACTTCCGAAGAAATTGAACTTCTATTTCCTTGGGTTGCTGTCCAACCAGCAATATCCAATTCATGGCACATAGCCTCAAATGCTCTCATAACAGACCCCTCAGCTTTCCACTCGTCCTTAGCTGTTGATTCGGGTAACACACAATCAATATAATCCAAAAGAATCATATCAATCTTTGTACCGTCAGCAATCATCTTTCTAACTTGGTTTTTGATTTGATTCATGGTCATAGTATCTGATGCCAGTTTCTTGAGAACCAATCTGTTCTGCATCGTTTCTTTAATCTCAGTAATTTTTTCCATTACTTTATCCTTATGGAATACCAAGTTATCTGGTTCAATACCTGTCCAAATAGTGAAGTGTTTTCTTTGTACGATTTTTGGGTTGTCCTCAAAAAATATCTGAAGAACATTATACCCCATGTTAAAAGCGGTGTTAGCTATCTTGGTAAGAACAGTTGTTTTACCAACACCTGTAGGTGCTAAGATTACACCAATTTCACCTTTAGCCAAACCACCTTTAAGAAGTTTGTCGATACCCGCAATTCCCATCGGAATCGGATGTCTGTAATCCTCTTCCAAAACCGTATCCAAATCTGCGAAAACATCTGATTGACCTTTTTCAACCTCACCGACTTGAAGTGCCTCTCTAACAAGACCTTCAACTTTATCGTACGACTCAAAATCACCTTCTGTGATAATCTTTTGAGCCTTGTTCATAGCTTTCTGTAACTCTTGTTGTTTACAGAATTTCAATGCTTTTTCTTGAACAAATTGCGTCCCTTCAAACGGAGCTTCTTTAATTTGTTTTAGAGTATCCAAAACAATTTTAGCAACAAGTTCCTGTGAAACTTCAGATTTGATTATCTGTTCCAAAGTCTCAAAGTTCGGAGTTGATTCATACTTCACATAGTATTCTTTAATCATCTGAATGATGATTTTAAAATACTTGTTATCGAAGTAGGAACTTTCCAAAACATCAATGATTGATGAGGAAAAATCTTTGTCTACAACAATCTGATTGATTAATTGAATTTGAAATGTATTACCTAAGTAGTCGAAATTCTTGTTCATATTTTAGCTCTATAACCCCCTTGTATTATTTTAAATATTTGTTAGGCGAGGTCAAGTTCCAAATATTTGTAAGTTAATTTTCTGCTTGAAAAGATGTCTGTAAGCTCTCTCAAAACCTCTTTTAAAAATGGTCTCACATCAACTGTGTAACGCACTTTCGGTGGATAAAGTTTACCATCAAACTGTCTGTGGTTAAGGATTGTGTCCCCAACTTTAACGTAGATGTTGAAGTTTTCAGGACCTTCTGTAAATGAAGTTTCCATAATCGTGGGGTCGTGATTAATAGCTTCTTGATTGTCCATCATGTAAATGACGGTTTTCATTTTCAAGTAATAGTGAAGTTCTTCACTTAAAGCTTTGATGAAATAATGTAACTCCATAGAATTTTTTGCTTTGGGTACATACCCTCTGACGTTGAAAAATCTTTGAACAACGATGTTGTCGTTAAGAGTTAATAAAAACTCCATCTTCGTGCTTTCTTGCTCTTTCATAGTTTGTGTTTTGTTTTATTTGAATAAATCGTTTGTGTTTGTTCCAGCTCCGATATCATCGTCTCTGAAAAATATTACAGTATGTTTTTTATCTTCTTCAGGTTTTTCATTTATGAAATAATAAAGTGCCAATGAATATCTATCAATATTTTGAGGTGTGTTTAAGGGTATAGGGTGTCCGTGAGGGGCATCTTCTATATCGAAAATAACTGCTCTGTTGAAAATAGGTTCCACTTCAACAAATTTTTGTGGGGGGTTGATTGTCCATAATTCCAAATTCCCTTCCCATTCTTTTTGCCAAAATTCATTAAGATAAATCAACAAATTAAGAACTCTCTTCTTACCAGAAATTGGATGTTCGTTGTAATCAACGTGAACAGATAATTTACCCCCTTTTTTTATTCTATGAATTCCACCACCTGTAAGAATTGGGTCTCTAAAAAGTTTTGGATGACCTGTTAATTCCTCCAAATATTTTATGAATTGTGGGGAATTTAGATATCCCATTATTAAATTCGTTATTGGAAGTTTTCTTTTAAAGTCTTCCATATTTGTTTTTTCTTGAGGATAATATTGTTTGTTGTGTTCAAATTGTTTTGTGAATTCAACTGTGTCGGCATACCACTCATCGTGTTTTAAAATTTCTTCCTTGCAACTTCTGAGAAGATATTCAGGTAAAAAATTATCAATCACAATATAAGGGAAAGGATAATTTGTTTTATAGTGAGCTCTTAACTTTGGAGCCAAACTTAAATCAATCATAGTTTTCTTTTTTCTTTTCTAGTCAATTTCATAAAAGGCTTAAGGAAGTTTACCCAAGCCTCATCATTTTTGGGTAGGTATTTGAAAAGACCATCTTCCATCATGAGTCTCATCAAATTTTTGTATCCTCTATCTGTGGGGTCTATCGTATCGGTGTGAATCTGTTCAACTAATTGTTTTCCTTTATCTGTAATTAGAGGATAAGTGAGGTCAACAATTTTGGAATTTGTTTTATAAAACTCCTCTCCAAGTATACCATTTTTAGTACGTCCAGTCAAAATATTTTGAATTGCTTTTGGAGGTTTTTTTGAAAAGTTTTTATGGGCATAATCCAACAATTCTTCGATTGTACAAAGTTTTTCGGTTATAACAGGAAAAAGTTTAGCCAAAGTCTTTTCACCCAAACCCTCAATACCGTCAATGTTATCAGACTTATCTCCCGTGAAAACCTTTGTTAAGGTTACGTTGTAATGAGGAATGTCTACTTTGTTGATTGTTATCTTACTCCCATTTTTGTAGTAAGTCTTACTAACTGGTGAGAATATTGTAACCTTTTCGGAAATTAGTTGGGTGAGGTCTTTGTCCCCTGAGAAAATTATGATTTGTTCATTGGTTGCAACTTGGCAATAGTAAGCTATCAGGTCATCAGCTTCGTTGTTGACCATCTCTACTTGTCTAACAAAGACTTCCTCCAAATACATCTTAACTCTTGCCTTTTGTTGCAAGTAAGATTCGTATTTGTACTCGTTCATATCCTGACGACGATTGCCCTTGTACTGTGGGTAAATTGATTTGCGTATTGAAGAGTTGGAATCACCGTCCCAAAATACAACCACCTTATCGTGATTGTGCTCCTCCAAAAATCGTCTGAGTGTATTAATGAAGTGATATACTCCACCGATGTGTGAACCGTCACTGAACAGGTCTTTAACCCCGTGAAATCCAATTTTGAATAGGTTATCCCCATCCACCAACAATGTCTTCGTCACATAGTTTCTTTAAGGGTGAACAATCAATCTTCTTTTTCTTCTGTAAGTGTAAAATCACCTTCAGCTCCGATTATATCTTTCCAATAATCAGCATATTCTTTCTTATACTTTTCTATCGAAGCTTTTTCTTCAGTAGAATCTTTTCCTGCTAAAAATCCGTGAGGTGTAACGATAATCTTTCCATCATCAAATCCAAGACCATTGATGTGGTTTTTCATAACAGATACCTTACTTCTAACTGCGAACTTAACAGAACGCTTATCTTTAGTTGCGGTAATCTTTGTTGTGCCAGCCCCTTTTTGGTTTCCAAATAAAAATACCAATGATGAGTTTAACCACACTGATTCACCACCTTTAGCTTTAATCTTTGGTTGTCCAAATGGATTATCAGGAAGTTCAACCCAAGGTTGGTTGATAATGATAAGTGTATTCTCGTATTCGTTATCTGATTTTCTTGAACCTGATATTCTTTGGTTGATACCCATACCAATCTTGTCTGATAGAACAGACGCATTGTGTTGTTTACCACCTTTACCTTCAAAGGTCATTTTACAAGGGACAGAACCAACTGAATCCCAAATGAAACACAAACTGTAATTCAATTCACCTTTCTCTTGTGCATCTAAAAGTTCGTTAATGTAATCTGTGATTTGTTCGATGTAACTGAAATTGTTATTGAATAAGAAAAATCCATCCCAATCCAATTCACCCGTTTCTTTGTCTACAACCTCATCACATTGGAACCCCATAAGTTTGGCATGGTCAAAACTCCATTTCTGTTCGGTAATTATGAAGACAGGTAGAATCTCTTTTTTCTGAGCGTCCACCGCAGCTTTAATTGCTGCAGTTGTCTTACCTGTATCAGAGTGTCCAAGGAACATATTAATATGTCCAATTGCAGGACCAGGAAGACCTACCGCATCCAAGAAGTCAGGACCCAAATCCAAAAACCTCTGTGGTTTATATTTTGCAGAAGTAGAATACTTCTTTTTTAAATTACTAAAATCGTTCTTTTTGATTGCCATATAAATAAATTAAGGGCGGCTATTAACCGCCCTTTGTTTGTTATTAATTAGAATGGTAAGTCACCATCAACGTCAGCGTCTGCTTGAGGGTCAACCATTTTCGCGGGAGATGATTTTTTACTTCCACCATATGATTCCTCTGATACAGTAGAGTCACCATAAACATATCCACCTTTGTCGTTATCCCACTTTGGTGTTTCACCTCTTGCAATCGCTTCAAGGTATTCTACGGGTTTTTTACTGTAAACATCCAACCAAGTCAACTCATCGTTAACCCACTCTTTAGCTTGGTCTTTTTCTACAGACACAGGAGCTGGGTCATCATACATGATTGCTGATACTGTTGTGTACTCTTTTCCTTTTGGAGTCTTTGACTTTGCAAGTTCGATGATAAGGTCACGACCACTTTCAGCGTCAGTGATATCACCTTTGTTTCTCCAAATCGGAATAATTTTGTCGAGGATACCCTCGTTCTTGTAATTGTGTTTGAAACGCCAGAACTTTGGTCCGTCCTGCTCGTTATCACGGTCGATAACTTTCACGATGTAGAACTTACGTGATTTGTACTGTTTAGCAAGTTCCTTGTCGGAATCTTTACCTGTACTCATCAATTCTTCGTAAACTTCATTAAGTGGTGAACGCTCGTTGTCGTTCTTTCCTGGGTCGTAGAATTTCTGCCACTGACCACCTACTTGGATTTCGTGGTACCAAGCCTCTTTGAATGGTGAGGAACCATCTTGTGTTGGGAGAATTCTTACTCTTCTCTGACCTGATTTCTCTTTATCCCCAAGGATTAAAGCGAAATACTTTTTCATTCTTTCGTCTTGCGACATTTTGGATTGGGCCCCGCCCATCTGATTTTTTTCATACTGTGCCAATACGGCGTCTAATACATTACTCATTTTTTAAAGTTTTAAGTGTTTATTAAATATAATTGGGTTTACCCTATTAGTCAAATTAAAAAGGGACTTTTGAAGTCCCTTTATTTTTTATCTTTTAAATTCGTTGTCGTAACTGTCTACCTTTCCTGGTTGGAAAGAGTTTTTGATGTCGTTAACATTTAAATTTGTTACATCATCTGAAGTTAAAACATAATCATTTTTTCCTGTCTTTTCCATATCTTCTTTCTTGTCTTCAAAAAAGTCTGATAACTTTTGATTGAAAGGATATGAATCGTAAGTTCTAAGTTCAAGTTTCTCTTGTGGAGTCTTTTCTCTATACTTTTCGATTTTCATTTCAAGTGAGTTCAACTTGTTCATCAAAGAATCCATATCTTTCAATTTAGATTCCAAGTTATTAAGTTGACTGAATAAGTTGTTGAAATACTCTTCTTGCTTTGTCTCAATGTTTTTTTGAGAGTCAACAAGTTCTGTTACGTCAAGCTCTTCTTTACCTGACTCTCCTCCACCTTCTTCTTCAGACTTACCCTCGTCGTCGATTTTTTCAACATCGGGGTCGTTTTCTACATCAATAGGTTGAGGTACTGCACCTGGTATCTCACCTCCTGGTGGAGGTGGTACCGCTCCTCCTGGAGCTGGTGGGGGTGGTGGAACCGCTCCTGCCGCAGCATCTGCTGGCGGTGGGGGTGGAACTGCTTGCTCTGTTATATACTTGTTGATTTGATTATAACGTTCAATCTCGCTTAAAATTTTCTTGTCCAAACTCATGTTATTAGTCGTTTAGTAATTGTTTTATACCTCTCGCGGTTTCAACCCTTACTTTTCTGTTTGCTGTTTGCATGTGACCAGCTCTTTCAATAAGACCGTCTCTTTCTCTCACTACATAGCAGTCACCTGTTTCCAAATCACAAACTTGCTTAGTACCATCACCTAAATCCTCTTCTGAAAATTTAACTGATTTACCAAGATAATTGTCTAACGTTGATTTTAAATTCATAAAAATACTTTCTTAATAAATATACTGGTATACTATAAAGTGAAATTTATCTGAGCACTAGCAGCTAAAGGTCTTCCATTAATTTCATATAATGAAGATGTATATGAAACAGAAAGTACTAAACTTCCAATACCGTCAACTGTAATTAGATTTGTATACTTTGTATCAGAACTTTCCTCTACTCTGATAGTCTTTTTTGTTGAAGTGCCAGCAACTCTAACAACAGGGTCATTTTTTGTTTTCAACCCAGGACAACTAAATTTGAAAGTCAAATAACCTCCTGCTGGTTTTTTAATGTTGTAATATTCTTCTCCACTAAAGTTAGGTAAACCACCGCTACTCGTATCACTAACTAAAACAAGTGAACCTGGTTCCTGTAATTCACCTTGAGATGTTGTCTGTGGACCAGGGACAATTAATATATAATTGAAATTCTTTGTCTGAGAACTATAGGGGTTAGCTTGATAGGCATCAAGTTTAAATTGAATATCAAATTTGAGCTTTTGGTTGGGATAATCATCTTTTATAATATCATCAAACTCATAAGTTATTAGGTTTTGTCTGTTAACTTGGAAAGTTTGTTTGTCTGGTGTTACCCAAATAACATTTTGACTTACTCTATTCACGAGTGTATCATTTATTTTGCTTTCTTCAACTTCTTCTACTTCTTTATTATTAACTGTCTTGAAAGTTGAAACAGTATAAGAATATTTTGGTTGGTCGTATATAGTCCAAACTCCAATATTGGGGGCAATTTTAACTTCCAATATGTCGTTCCCACCCAATGGATAATTGGTTTTTTGTGTCTCAACTAAAGCAATAGTATTGGTTGTTTGTTGTGGATTTGATTGTTGTGATGTTGAAACAGGAGCAGTTCCACTTGCATTATTTACAACAGAGCCAGGAGACGATGTTGAACCAGCAGGTACTGCAGGGTCATATTTAAATGTTGCAACAGTTGTAAATGTACCATAGAATGTATCTACTTTTACATTTCCCGTTGAAACAGCGGTACCTGTTCCAATTTGAGGAACAACAACTTTCAGGGTTTGTGGGTCTAAAACTTGAACATTTTTAGGTTCGACTTGAGTTCCGTTTATGAATACTTTAATAGTTGTATCAAGATTTCTTCCCTTTATTTGAACAATAGTTCCCGTGTTTCCAATTGTTGGTGCAAAAGAATTTATATACGGTGGTGGACATACTTGGCCTGGATTTGGTACTAACGGAGTAGGTGTTGGTGTTACTCCTGGAGTGCTTCCACTTTGTCTATTATTTACATTATCCAACGCATCTGCAGTTGATTCTGTTACAAGTTTAACTGCAACTGCTGACTTGATTGCGTCTTCCATAGTTTTTATAAGTGTTTCAAATTCTCCACGGTTTGTGTCGAAATAGGATTCTGATACATTGTCTTTTGGCCAATAACAAGCGTAGTATTTGTCCAATCCAATTTTTTCAATTTGAGGTGCTCTATTAGCCAAGCTATCACCCATAAATTTGATATAATCTTCAAGGGTTGCAAATGATACGATTGGTAAAGATTGAGTTTTTCCGACACTCTTTACGTTAACACAACAAAATTCTTTTTTGAAATATTTGTTTGCCCTTGGTTGAAAATTATTATCAAGGGATAACAAACCTAAGTTGTTATTATATCCTACAAAGTTTCCAGCCCCCGAGTTTGAGCTCTTAACAAAACTTGTTACGTAAGAAATACAATATATGTAAGTTCTTAACAATTGATTAGACTGACCTGGTAATACCGTTTCAAGAGCAGTCTTGAAGGTCTCAGGTGAAACATTTTTAGGTACTCCACCAAGTACGGTGTATTGTTGGTAAGCGGTGAGGTCTACCTTAGTTACACAACTATTTTGAGCATCAAGAGTATTATCCGCCTTCTGTATTGTCTGATTTGCCCTTTGTTCTTCAGTAATTTTAATTGATGGTGCTTCTTCCTTCTTAATTTTCAACACCTCTTCAAGTTTGGTTAATAGATTTTGATTCATGCTCTGTAAGAACGAATCAATAGATGGTAAGTCATATATACCTTGTCTAATACCTGTGAATGAGGTTTGAAAGTTACCAGGCTGAATTGTATGTTGTATACTTTGAATCAGATATGGACCATTAAACATTGGTACGTGTCTCAAATTGAAATACATACTTGGTTGTAAAAGTGCATTACCTAAGCAAACTACCGTGCACTTATAACTTCTATTTTTATATAGGTTATATAGTGAAACGTTTTGTGTTGCGACATTTCTTCCCGAAGCTTGGTTCACCATATTCAATTGTGTATTAATTGATTCTGATGTTGCAACTCCCGCACTTTGGTCAACTTGGAATGAATAGAATATGTTTTGGTTTCTTGTTCCAATATCAACATTGAATCCAACACATCTGTTCGAAAGGGACCAGTCTTTTTTGTTGTCTAAGTTTTCTATTAAAGGGTTTTCAGATGCTCTTCTCATTTCGAAACCATCATCTCTAAATCTGAAGTTACCTTTGGGTAAATCTAAATACTGAGAAGGTTTTCCTACATAGAAACAAACCATCTTGGATGATGCGTTTCTATAATCTACGTTGAGGAAAGTACCCCACAAATTGTTGGCAAAATCTAATGTACCTTCAGGTTTTGGAATTGTAGTTCCATCTACATCTTGAACATTATAGAAGTTAACATATGCGGGTAAGTTCATAACAGTGAAGTTATTTTTTATCAATATACCACTCATAAGTGTGAATACACTCATCGCGTTATTAAGAGAACTTTTTCCAAGCATACTCTTCAAATCAAAGATATCTATTAGAATAGTTTGTCCAATGTTTCTTGAAGCTCTGTCCAAGAACATTATATCCTCAAAAAGTGTTTTGGTTTTGTAATCTCCACCAGCAATCCACTTATCATTCAGGGCTTTGAATATTTCCCAGTTTTCAATTTTACTTTGTTCTCCTGTGATAACACTATTCACAGTTCCTTGTGGAATTTGATATTGACTAGGAAGTTCTTTGTTAAGACCTTTCAAAACTTCATTTAAGAAATTTCCTTGTAACACGTCTTCAGAATTAATCAAATACTGTATCTGATTTTTGAATTGACTTACGTTTGAACTTGGTACTTTCAATTTGAAGGTAGCATACATCTTTATAATCTGACTTAATAACACAACGTTATCTGCAGTAAATTCGATGTTGTTATCTATAAAGAAGTCGGTGATATATGAACCTGTAGATGAATATACAATGTTTGGTATGGTTGAGAATCCTACTTCTGTTTCTAAAGCAAACCAAGCAGCAGGATTTTGAACCTTGGATTGTGATACAGATATTGTTCCTCCTCTACTTGGGAGAGTTCCATTCACATAAGGTTTGAACTTTATCGGGTCAATTATAATAGGTGCGTCGTTGTGAGAAAGATAAGAATCAACAACTCTTCTTTTATAATTTGATGGGTTTCCGTATCTGAATAGAATATCATACTCTAAGAATCCTCTCAGGGTATTTTGAACTGTTTCATATTGGAGGTTGATTATGTTTGTAAAATACTCCTCTTCATTGGTTCCCGTGGCTTTTGGCACTACAGTTAAAAGACTTTTGAATAAAGATTGGAAATTTCTGAAATCAGCATTCAGTGAAACAGATGAAGCACCAATTTGTGTACTAACTGGTAAATCAATTTCCGTCATTGGTTTTGAAAAATTCAAAAACTCTTGTTCGAAAGAATCTAAAATTCTTTTTTCAAAAACCGAAAAGATTTCCTCAATCTTAGAATATTCGTCCGTCATTGAAAGTTTGAAAGGAGTTTGTTCACTCTTATCATTATCAATCTTTTTCAAATAACTTTCAGGTGAGGGTTTGATAACTGTTTGATTATCAAAATATCAATAGT